CGGAACGTGTAGGGAAAGACCGTCTGGCCCTGGTTGGCCACGTAACGGTCGCGGCGGGTGTTGGCGGGCAAACTCATAGGCGGCTCCTGTCAGAACACGTCGAGCTGCTGCCCGCCCCAGGGCAGCGGGTCTTGGCCGTAATCGCGGTAACGCTGCAACTGCTGGCGCTGGATGAAGCCGGGGCTCACGGCATCGCGCATCTCGTTGAGGATGGCGTAGTCGAGCGCGGGGCGGACATACCACAGGTTGATAAACGGCGTGTTGCGGAGCAGCCAGTTGAGCGCCTCCGCGGCCGTGGCCTCGCCCGAGCGCGCGCGCTGCGCGAGGTCAACCAGGCTGGCGGCCTCGCCGATCACCGGGCCGGCGACGGTGGCGAGCGTGGAGCCGCCGAAGCGGTTGGCCTCTCCGAAGAGGAAGTCGCCGTAGATGCCCAAGCCCCCCGATTGCAGCAGCGCGGCAAGGATGGTGTTGAGCTTTGTGGGGTCACGCGGGCCGTAGCCGCGCACGAAGTCCTTGGCCGTCATCGCGGCATAGCCGAGCACCGCGAGCCCGCCGATCAGCATGGCGATGTTGCCGATGCCGGCGGAGCGCTGCGCCGGCCCGCCGTGCCACTGGCGTGCCAGCGGGCCGAGGGTGAAGCCGACGGGAAAGCTCTTGAAGGTGGCGAGCATGCGCAGCGCCTCGCCGGCATAGGTGCCGCGCTGGGTGCCGTTGAGCGTGACGCGGCGGACCTGCGCGCCGGGCTCGAGCACGGCGAAGCTGCGCAGCTCGTCGTTGATGTAGCGGTGCAGCGCGATTTCGAGCCGCCGCCGTTCGTCGCCGATCAGCCGCGCGCGCATCTCGGCCGCTTCCTGGTCGCCGCCCCGCTTGCGCGCGGCTTCCTCGGCGCGGCTCAGCCGCTCGCCGAGGAGCGGCACGATGGCCTCATCGGGCAGGTCGCGCACGGCATCGGGAGTGATGAACGCCTTGCCCCCGGCGTGGCGGGCCTTCGCTTGGCTGATCGCCGCCCACTCGGCCTCGCCGATGTTGTGCAGGCCGAGCGCGTGGCGCAGCGGCGCGTCGATCCTGCTCCATGGCACGCCGGCCGCCTGGCCCAACTGCTCGGCCATCATGCGCGCCCCGGTGCTGCGCAGGGTGTCGGTCAGCCAGGCGAGGCCCTGATAGCGCATGGTCCAGGTGAGCAGCCGCTGCATCACGCCGGGCTGGCCGTCATGCACGAAGTAGCTGCTGGTGATGGTCTGCGCCAGCGTGTCGAAGCCCTGTCCAAGCTGCCAGCCCATGCGGCGGCGGTCGGCGGAGGCGACGCCCGCGAGCATCTCCGACACCTGCCTCGCGAGGGCGTTGCCCCAGCCGCGGCCGAGGAACTTCTGGTGCGCGGCCTGAATCCAGGGATCGGAGAAGAACGCGCTGATGAACGCGCCGGCGAGCTTGGCGACACCTTGCCAGGCGCGCATTTCCGACATGATGTGCGCCGCCGTCTTGCTGCCGCCTATGCCGAAGGTCAAGCCCTGGACCTCGGCATAGGCGGAGGCGATGCCGCCGCTGCCTTGCAAGGTGAGCGGGGCGGCGAGCGCCTCCTTGGCCTCCGGCGGGATGGCCGGGTCGTTGCGGATGTCGAGCCGCACGGCGTCGAGCGCCGTCTGCAGCGTGAAGGCCGGGTTCGGCCCCAGCACCTCCATCTGCCCGGCGATGCGCGCGGCGCGTTCGAGGTGGCCGATCATGGCGTCGAAGATGTGGCCGGTGCCGAACTGCTGCCGGTATTCCAGCCACGCATCGGCATCGCGGAAATGCAGCGTGCGGTGGCGGCTGAGCGTGCGCGCGAGGTTCGGCGTGGGTGTCACGCGCGAGGCGGCGAGCGCCTGGTCGCGCTCCGGCGCGACACGGTCGACGTTGCTGGTGATGCTGTCGAACAGCTCGGCGAGGATGCCGCGCACGGTTTTCTCGTCTCCGGCGGCGTCGGGGAAGGAGCGCTCGAGATCGAGCCGCGGCAGGATCGTTTCGATCCAGGCGTCGCGGCCGGCGCGGGCGATGCGGTCGCGGTCATGCGCCTGCGGCGTCCAGCCCTCGAGGTCGCCGACCATGCCGCCCAGGCGGTTGAGGTCGCGGCGGCTGAGGTCGGCCACGCGGGCGAAGACCTGCGCCACCTGCTGCGCCAGCGCGTTGCCGCTGACCGGCGCGCCCTTGACCTGCCCGCCCTTGCCGAGGGCGCGCATCTCGCGCACCACCTGATCCTGGAAGGCCTCGCCATCGCGCAGCGCGGCGATCACGCCGGGGCCGAGCTCGTCGAGCGCGGTGAACATCTGGCCGAGATAGCTTGCGCGATAGCCGCCTTGCGCGGCGGCGACCGAGGCGCGCGCGCCCTGAATGCCGCGCGCGCTGCCTTCCAGCACGGCGAGGAAGGCGCGGCGCGGGTCGAGCCCCTGCTGCCGCATCAGCGCCACCTGGCCCAGCACGCGCTGGCGGGCCAGCACGGTCAGCGCCGCATGCTTGCGCGCGAGCGCGGCTTCGAGCCGCAGCGCCTCGGCATCCTGCTTGAGGCCCTCGCGCAGCGTCACGTCGGCGCGCGCGGCCTGGCGCTCTGCCCGTGCGCGGTCCAGCCGCGCCTGCACACGCTCGACCAGCTCGAGCACCTGGTCATCGTCGAGCAGGCCCTTGCCGGCGGCCTTGATGGTGTCGATGCACTCCCGCGCGCTCGTCATAGCGCGGCCCTCAGCATGCAGGCGCCGGCGGCTTCGAGCGCGTCGGCCATGGCCTCGGCCTGGTCGCCCGCCCGGTTGCCCGCGCGCAGCGCCGCGGCGTCGGCCTCGGTGAGCGCGCCGGCGCGGGCGAGGTCATCGACGGCGGCGGCGATCAGGTCGAGCTCCGGGTCGGCGGTGCGTGGCGTTGCCGCGGCGGCAGGGTCTGTTGCGGCGCGCGGCGGCGGCGGCGCCTCCGCCGGCGGGCCGGCAAGGCTGCGGGCGGGTGGGTCGGCGAAGTCGCGGATGGCGTCGGGCAGGAAGGGCAGGTCGATGCTCTCGCGCAGATGCAGCGTGGCCAGCACGGAGCGGATGGTCGGCGGCGGCGCGCCGAACATGTCGGGCGCCTGCGGGCTGTCCTCCGCCAGCCTGCGCGCGGCGTCCACCCGCGCGGCGATCCTGTCGGGGTCGGCGATGGCGGCGGTGCCGTTGGCGCGGCGCTCAAGCATCAGCGACAGCCACAACCGCGTGGTGGCGGTGGGGCCGTCGCCGAACATGTCGGCGGGAATGCTCAGCAGGTCGACCAGCGGGCGGCCTTTGCGGCGGGCATCGGCGATCAGCATGGCGGCGGCCACCAGGTCGGTGGTGCCGTCAAGCTGGGCGATGACACGTCCCTCCGCCACGGCGGCGCGCCAGGCCAGCACCGACGGCGCGGCCGCCCGCAGCACCCGGCCGAGGCGGTTGAGGTCGTCCGAGGGGTCCTCGAGCAGCGTGGCCACGAGGCTGCGGTCGGCATAGGCCGCGGCCTGCACGGCGCGCTCCAGCCGGCGCAGCCCGTCGGCCGACAAGGCGCCGTCAGGCCCGGTCATGGCGGCGCGCTCGGGCGCCGGCAGGGCGGCGACGAAGGCGCGCACGAAGGCGGCATTGCCGGCCGAGGTCAGCGCGCCGGGGCGCAGCTCGGCGACCACGGCGGGGGTGAGCAGCCGCGCATCGGCGGCGGCGTCCTCGGCGGCGGTCTTCCGCTCGACCACGTCGCGGTTCATGTCATCGGCCGCGCGGCGGCGGGTCTCGATGTCGGGGAAGTCCTCGATGCGGCGGCGGATCAGCACGGGCGCGCGCATGCCATCCACGCTGAAGCCAAGCCGCGCCAGCGTGTCGCGATACGTCTGCGCGCCCGGCATGGCCTCGGCGTAAGCGAGCCGCAGCGACAGGGTGCGGCCGTTGCCCGACTCGACCGTGCCGTCGGGCGCGACGATGGGCGCGCCGGTCGAGCCGAGGGGAGACCCCAGCAGTTGCGCCGGGTCGAGGTTCGAGGCGCGCTGGCGGGTGGCGATCATCGAGGCGTCGCGGTCGCGCTCGCGGATCTGCAGCGTCTGGTCGAAGGCTGGGTTGATCTGGCCGTCCAGCGCGTGGCTGGTGATCAGCGTCTCGGCCTCCACCACCTCGTAGCGCGTGGCGAAGGTGATATCGCTGTCAGCACCGGCGCGCACGCGCACCTCCACGCCAGGGCCGATGTCGGCAAGCCTGCCGCTGGCGTCGGCGGCGCGGCGCGCCGCGTCGGCCGCGGCGAGCGCCTCCTGCCGCGCGGCATCGAGTTCGGCGACCTGTCCGCGCAGCGCCTCGATCTCGCGCTGCAGGGCGGGGTCGATGCGCACGGGGCGGCCCTCGGCAAGCGCGGCGGCGGCCTCGTCGAGCTGCTGGGCGGCGGCGGCGTAGGCGCGCTGGGTGGCGAAGAGCGTGGCATCCCGCCCCGTCCAGCGCGCCAGCACGCCCGAGCCGGCGCCGAGCACCGAGCCGAGGGCAGCGCCCATGGCGATGTCGAGCAGGGCGTCGGCAAGGCCCACACTGTCGCCGAAGCGCTGCTGGCTGGCGATGACCACGGGCGAGACAAGCGTGGTGCCGATGGCGGCGTCGGCCGCACCTGCCACGGCGCGCCCGCCGATGGAGCCGAAGCGTGCGATCTGCGCCGCGCGCCAGGCGGGGCCGGTGAAGGGAATGAAGTTCTCGGGCGACGCCAGGCCGCCGATCATGGCCGCGCCGAAGCCGAGCACCGTGTCGACGATGCCCGCATCGCGGCGCTGGATCACGTCCTCGCGCACGCGGTTCTGGTCGTAGATGACGGCGTTGAACCGCGCGCGGCCGCGGCTCAGCCCCGGTTCGTAGCGCAGCCCCTCGCGGAACTCGGGGCTGGCGCGCCACTCGCGTTCGGTGAGGTACACATCGCCGTCATCGGCGCGGGCCGCGCCCTGCTGTGCGAAGCCCTGGCCGGCGCCGCTGGACCACCAGTTCTGCGCCGCGTTGGCGCGCAGGAAGGCGCCGCGGCCGGTCGGCGGCGCCGCGCCGCGCCAGGCCCAGGTGGCGAGGTCGACGGTCTCGCCCTCGGGCGCCGTGTCGAGCAGCTCGGTCATGGCGCGATCACCGGCTGCGTGGCGTCGGCCGGCGGCATGGGCGCGCCGGGCGGCGGCGGCGGTCGCGAGCGTGGCGGGGCAAGGGTGCGGCGTATCTCCGCCAACCGCTGCTCAAAGCGGCGCTGCAGCTCGGCGTCGGCACCGGGCACGCGGCGGCTGGCGGCGAGCACGTCCTCGACGGTCAGGCGCTGCACGCGGTCGCGCACGGCCACGGGCTCGCCGGTTTCGGGCGCGATCAGCGCGAAGCCGCCGCCGTCGTTGATCCACGTGCCCTGGCGCGCGAGGGCGATGGCGCGGTCAAGCCGCCGCTGGCGATCGACGGCGACGGCATCGCCACGCGCGGCCGGGCCGGTGCGCTCGGGCTCCGGCGCCTCGAGCACCGCCAGCGCGGCCTCGGTGCGCAAGACGCGCAGGCCGCGCTGGACTTGGGCGGCATCGACGGTGGCGGGAAAATAGACATGCGCGAAGTCGGGTTGGTCGATTTCCTGCAGGTGGCCGTAGAGCATGGACCGCGCATTTGCCACCGCCTGCCGCGCGGCCACGCCAGCGGCCATCTGCTGCTGCGCCAGGCGCTCGATCAGCGCCCGGTCGCGATGGTCGAGGGCGGCAGGCCGCATGTCGCCCGAGGCTTGCATGGCCTGACGCCGCGCGCCGCTGACGCCGGTGCCCATGGTGCGGTCGATCTCGGTGCGGAGGATGGCCTGCTGCCCGCCCTCGACCTTCGGCGCATCGGCCAGCAGCGCGCCGAGCAGCGCATAGGCCCGCTGGCGGCCTGCGGGCTCGCGCAGCGCATCCATGACCAACGCCATCGTACCCGCGGGCAGGCGGTTGTCGCCGCGCTGCCGCTCGAACATCTGCACGGCGGCCTGCCGCACCGTGGGGGGCGCGTTGATGAAGGGCTCAAGCACGGCCGCCATCTCCTGTGGCGTGCGCGCCGCGCCGAAGCGGGCGACCAGCGCGTCGGCCTCGGCGGCGGTGAAGGGCGCAGCACCGGCGCGGCCGAAATGCACCGCCGCTTGCTCTGCGAGCTGCACGCGCGCGGTGAGGCTCTCGGGGTTGGCGAGGTCGAGCGGCGGCAGGGCCGCGCCGGTCGAGGCGGCGTAGGCCGACAGCGCATCCGCCTCCGCCGCGCGCTGCTGCGCGGTATAGACGGCCATGAACCGGTCGCGCTGCGCCACGTCCTCGGCCGTGCCCTGGCCCGCCTCGAGCCGCTGGGTGAGCGCGGTGATGGCGGCCACCTGCGTGGCGGCGGGCAGCAGCCGGAACCCCTGCACCTGCAAGGCCGTGTCGGCCACGTCGCGCACGGCGGCGGCAAGCGGCGTGCCGGCGGCGGCCTCGCGCAGCGCGTCGATGTTGGCGGGCATGTAGCCGGCGCGGGCCAGTGCGGCGGCCTCGGTGATGCTCTGGCCGAGCAGCCTGAGCCGCGCCTGCTCCTCGCGCTCGGCGCGGGCGGCGGCGCGGTCCGCCTCGTGCTGGCGGCGGTTGGCGTCGGCGCGCATGCGCGCCTCGACGCGGTCGATGCCGTCCTGGTCGAGGCCGGGCACGCCCTGCGCGCGCGCGCGGCTGACCCATCCGTCGATCCAGCTATTGGTGCGCGGCCCGCGCTCATAGGCGCCGAGCGCGGCCTGTTCGGCCGTCTCGCGCTCGATGCTGCCGAGCTGCCGCTCCATGTCGACCAGGCTGATGGCGCCCGCGCGCGTCGGGTCGGCCTCGTAGCGCACACCCCGGAAGGTGAAGGCGCTGCGGGGGCCGAGCGCCACCAGGTCCTGGCGCATGGCGTCGAGGTCCTGGCGCAGCGCCGCGGCGGCGGCGGGGTCTGCCGGTGCGTTGCGGGCGTTGCGGGTGATGGCGGCGAGCCGCTCGCGCGTGGCCTCGGCGAAGCTGGCCAGGCGCTCATCGGCGACGGCGCGTTCCTGCTCGCGCGTGGCCTGCGTCACGTAGGGGCGCAGCACCGCCTCGGCGGCGGTGTCGAACACGGGGCGGAGGTCGGCTGGCAGGTTGCGCGCGATGCCGGCGATGTAGTCCTGCGCCTGGGTCTGCAGCGCGCCGGGATCGGCGGCGTGTTCGCGCGCGAGTTCGTCGAGCCGGGTGCGCAATTGCGTCTCGAGCCGGCGCGCGCCGGTTTCGATGGCGCCGCGGTTGAACGCCGCGCCGCGCACCGTGTCGGGGTCCATGCGCGCGGCGGGGTCTTCGGCGCCGGCGACGCGCCCCGCTTCGAGGCCTTCGCGCATGGCGCGCTCCTCGGCCGCGCGCAGGCGGCCTTCGAGCACGCGGTTGAGTTCGCCGGCGAGGCCGGCGGCGGCGGCGCTGGTGCCGCCGAGCGCGGGCACGTTGACAAGCTGCGCCACCGCGCCGAGGGGCCGCCCGCCTTGGCGGATGATGGGCCGCCGCGCCATCAGCCGATCCGCCGCACGCGGCTGGCGTAGTTGAACAGGCTGCCCGCGGCCTGGCCGACGCCGCCGAGCAATGCCGCATTGCCGGAGATGCGCGCGCTCTGGGCGGAGGAACGCGCCGCGCCTGCCCGCGCGGCGGCATTGCCGCTGACGATGGAGAGTTCGCGCTCGGCGGCGGCGGCGGCCTCGGCGTCCACGTCGAGGGCCGAGCCGGAGAGCTCGACGCCTGCGGCCGCGCGCCCGGCATTGTTGCTCGCGAGCGTGCGCAGCAGGGTTTCGCGCACCCGGTTGGCCTCCTGCTCGCCGCGCAGGGTTTCCTGGCCGGCCTGGAAGTCCTGCCACTGGGCCTGTGCCTGCATGGCCCGCGATTGCGCGAGCCCGCCGCCGAGCGACAGTCCAGCGGAGCCCAGCGCGAGCGCCGTGTTGAGCACACCGCCCAGAGTGATGGAGCCGCCGTAGCCGAGCAGCCCGGCGGTGGCGGCGGTGCCAGCGCTGGCGGCGGCGGCGGCGGCGGCGCCAGTGGCAGCCTGGCCAAAGAGGGCGGTGGTGATGGTCTCGGCCATGGGCGGTGGTCCTACGTCGCCACGTCGAGGGCGAGGGCGAGAATCTGGAAGGGCTGCGGGTCCTCCTGCGCGATGTCGACGGTGGGGCGCGCGCTCCACCCTGTCAGGCCGGAGAGGCGTGCATCTCCCGTCAGCCGCCGTGGCGGGGCGGTGAGCGGCGTGTTGGGCGCATCGCCGAAGCGGCGCGCGTCAACGACGATGCCGTTGCACGTGAACGGCCCTGTCTCGTCCACGCGCATGCTGGCGCGCACGATGCGCGCCTTGCGGCCGAGCATCGGGTCGCCCGGCAGGCGCGGCTCCGGCGGCATGGGCCGCACGAGCACGGTGAAGGGCAGGCCCACCTGCACCTCGTCCTCGGCCGCGCGCGGCAGGGTGACGGTGCCGTTCGTGACGGTGGCGGAGGGCTGCACCGCGCCATCGGCGACGATGGCGACCGTGAGGCCCTCGAGGTGGCCGAGGCCCGTGACGGTGGTCAGCGGCAGGCCGGTGGTGACGCGCACGCCGGCATCCACCAGCAGGTCGTCATCCCACCGCTCGACGCGCCAGGCGCCATTGCGCGCGACGCCGAGATAGACCGCGCCATCGTCGAGCGCGGCCACCTGGTGCACCGTGCCGTCGGTCTCCCACAACACCCAGGCGACGGTTTCCTGGCTGCGCTCGGTCAGCAGCACGGCAACGGTGCCGTCGCCGTTGACCACCAGCACATGGTCGGCCGCATCCAGCGTCGCCCCCTTGCGCGCGGCCATGTCCACCGGATTGCGGATCAGGTGTTCGGCAAGCCGCGACAACACGATGTTGCCGTAGGCGCCCTGCACCTCGTCGTAGAGGTGCTGGCGCACCGCCTTGCCGCCGCGCTGGACGAACAAGAGCGCGCCATCGACCTCGACCACCGGCACATTGGCGACCGCGCCGCGCCGCGTCTGCTCGATCCAGCGGGCCGAGGCGGGGGTGATCACGCCGTCATTGTCGCCGGCGAGGATGTGCTCGCCGCCCGAGGTGAAGGCGTGCAGTTGGCGCGTGGCCGAGAGAAAGCGGATCGCGTTGACCTGGTCGGTGTCGATGGTCACGTCGATGCCGTCGTCATCGAGCGCGTTGCCCGGATCGAAATTGAAGAAGTCCGACACGCGCGAGCCGAGCACGGTAGCGGGGCGGGACTTGAGCCCGCCGAGATAGAGCCGCCCGGCATAGAACACGCCGCAGCTCGGCCATCCGCGCGTGGTGCTGATGACCGGCTCGCGCAGCGACCAGTCGGCCGCCGGGATCGCGTTGGTGTTGGGGAAGGCGCGCAGCACCCGCGCGGTGACGGCGGTGGGGGAGGTGAAAGCCGTGATGCGCGCCAGCGCGTTGCGCGTGGTGCGCAGATACCAGCCGACCATGCTGGCGGTGAAGATGCTGGCCGAGGCGGTGAGCGTGATGGCGTCGCCCGTCGTGGCCGAGGGCGTGATGGTGCCGGTCGGCGTCACCGCGCCGTAGTCGTGGCCCGGAATGTTGGTCAGCGGCAGGGGCCCAAGCGACCAGTTGGTGTCGGACCCCTGGCGCAGCAGGCGCTGCGGCGCCACGTCGGGGTGGAAGACGATCAGCGTGTCGGCGCTCTGCGTCCAGGTGATGCTGCTCGCCTGCGCGCCGGTCCACGGCGTGCCGGTGATGGTGTGCACCAGCGCGTCGTTCTTGATGACGCGGATCGTGTTCGCGGTGAAGACCAGCAGATAGGTCTGCTCGGCGTTGAAGTTGAAGTCGACCAGCCTCACGCCCGCGGCGGCGTCGGTGATGGTCGTCACATGGCGCAGGCCGGGACGGCGGCGCAGGCCGCCGGTGGGGCGCACGATGACGTTGCGCGCCCGCTCGGCGCCGCGGAAGTAGCGCTCCACGTCCGAGCGGCCGGCAAGCTCGGGGTCGAGCTCGCCGGCCGAGAAGCTGGTCTGCAGGGTCCTTACGCGAAGCGCCATGGCTGGCTCATGCCCTGGCGGGCGAGGAAGACCGCGCCGGCCGGCAGGATGACGGTGGGGCTTTCCTTCGCGTCGGCCGAAGCGGCGACGCGGAACTGCCCGCCACGGCGGTTCTCGGCCGGCGTGCCGAAGGCCTGCGCCTGCCAGTAGTCGGCGACGCTTGGCTTTTCGGTCAACGGCATGGCGAGTTCGGCCGCGAGCGCGTAGCGCATCAGGAGCGCGAAGGGCGCGCGCCACGCGGCTTCCTCGACCTGGCGGAGGTAGAGGCACCAGGCGGCCGTCGGGTCGGTCACGAACGCGCCGTCCTGCCAGTCGAAGCGCGTGATGGGGTGGCGCAGCGAGGCGTCGCTGAAGAAACCCAAGGGGGTCAGCAGGTCGGTGGGCAGGGTGTAGGCGGCTTCCCAGCCGGTCGGCGCATCGGCGCGGCGGGCCAGCTCGATCGCCGTAATGGCGAAGTTCCAGGTGTGCATGGCGAGCACGCTGTCGCGCAGGCCGGGATAGAGGCGGGCGCAGGCGGCGGCCGCCGGCGTGCCCTCGTCGAAGGAGGTGATCGGCTCGACGCCGATCAGGCTGAGCGCGGCGGCGCAGATGCTGATGTCGGTCTCTGCCATCACGGCACCTCGCGGGCTGCGGGCGCGAAGCCCTGCCGCTCGGCGCGCTGGCTCTGGCGGCGGAGCTCTTCGCGGATCGCTTCATTGACCGCGGCGATCTTGGCGATCTCGATCATGAGCATGCGCGTCTCGGCCTGTTCGCGCTCGATGGCGGCCGTGATCTTGGTCATGGTGGCGCTCTGCTCGAGGCGCCACGCCGCATGCTTCTGCTCGATGGCCTCGACCTTGGCGGCGAGGTTGAACCACGCGCTGAGGCCACCGAGCAGCAGCACGGCGACGTGCGCCCATTGGCGAATGGTTTCGCCCAGGGCATGCATGGGGGGGTGCGCGCTGTCGGTCATCCGCTGGGTTCCTCTGTCTGGCCCCCCGGCCGTTGCACGATCCCCTTGGCTTGAAGATACCAGGTCAGGCGGTCCTCGATGGCCTGCCATTGGGCCGAGCGCCATTGCTGGCCCGAGAGTGTGCCCAGGCCCGCGCACACGATCAGCGTCTGCTCCTGCTGGTCGAGCCGGTATTTCTCGATCACCATGTCGCACACGCGGATCACGTCCACCGGCTCGCAGGGGCGCGGCGTCGTGTGGGCGCGCTGCGGCACCGCCGCCGGGCACCAGGCGCCCGAGCCGCGCTCCTGCACGGCGGCGAAGGCCCAGCGCAGCGCATCGACGGCGGAGTGGAACGGCTCCGCATCGATGGCGAGCGGGCTGGCGGGATGGTATCTCACGGCCCTGCCTTTTTGCGCTGCCGCGCGCGCCGCCGCGCGGCGTTGGCCTCGCGCTTGAGCGCAGCCCCTTCCGTCGCATAGGCGATGAGGATTGCCAGCGCCTCGTGCGCGGGCATCGGCGCGGGCCGCCACACACGGCGCGTGGCAGGCACGCGGCGGGTCATGGCGCGCGCACCGCCTCGAACTGCATGGCGCCCGCGGGGAAACTGACGGGCTGGCCGGTCGTCCAGTCCACCGCCGCCACGAGAGGGCCGACGGCACGGCAGTTGCCGCCCGTCGGCGCATCGAAGATGGCCGCGTGCGTGAACGTGCCGAGGGTCGCCGTCGGCGTCGGGAACGTCACCGTCGCGGCGTTCTGCGCCTGGTGGCCACTGAATGTCACGGTGCCGAGCGCCGCGCGCGCATAGCCGCCACCGGCGGCTTCGCCGGTCAGCGCGCCGAGATTCTGCCCCGTGCCGAGCGCGACGTAGAGCGTGCCGCCCAGGGCCGCGGCGAGGGCAAGAGACGCACCATCCGTTCCGAATTGGCTCATGCTGCTGCCTCCACGATGACGCCAGCGTCGCAATTGGCCATGCCGATGGCGTATTGCCCGGATGGCAGTTTCACGTCCTCGCCGGTATCGGTGACGGTGGCGAGCGTGGTGCCTGGCGCCAGGCCCCAGGCGGCGTTGAGCAGGGGGCCGCGCGGCGGCGTGTGGCCATTCTGGTAGAGCGGCGTGGCGAAGTTGGCCGAGAACCTGAGGCGTGAGGATCCCGCGACCACGCCGGACACGGTCAGGTCGATCGTCGCATAGCCGGTGGTCGCCACGTCGGCGTTGTTGACGGCCGAGACGGCCGACACCGTGCCGCCGCCGATGAATGACCAGCGCGCCGTCGCCACGTTCTGCAGTTGCAACGCCGCGCCGCGTTTGCCGGTGGCGATGAAGGCGCGCACGGTGGTGGGGGTGATCAGCCGCGCGCGGCGCAGGCGCGGCTGATCGGCCATGGGCGTGGCAAAGCCGAGCCAGCCGGCGGCGCGCTGCGCGATCGCGATGGCGTTGCGGTGCGCGGCGATGCGCGTGAAGTGGGTTTGATCCGCACCGTTGACGGCTATGGCGGGCGTGGTGGTGATGTTGTAGAGCGGGGTGAGCACCTGCGGGCGCCGGGTGAGCCCTTGCCATACATCATCGCCGGCCACTGCCGCCCAGGCGCGGCGATAGGCGGTCAGGTGCTCCTCGCTGCCGTTGCCGCGCGTGGTGCTGAGCACGGGCAGGATCGCGAAGTCGCCCCATCCGGCCGTGCCGGCGTCAGCGATCAGCGCATCGACATAGGCTCCCACGCCTGCGGCATAGCCGGCCGGGAAGCCAGGGACGCCAGCGGCGACATCCTGCGCGTGCTGGTAGATGACGACAAGCCCGGCCTTGTTGGCGGCGGCGCGGCCGTTGATGTAGTTGCGCTGGCTGGTGCCCTTGCTGCGATTGGCGAACGGGGAGGCGTCGAAGAACGCCTCCGACGCAACGCCGCGGTATTCCTCGAACAACGGGCTGTCGGCGTAGAAGGTGACGTTCGATCCGGCCGGGCCGACGAAGCACGTCACGCCGGGGGCCAAGGTGGCCAGCTCGTTCTGCAGCCGCACGCGCGCCACATTGGCAAGCCCGCCGTCCACCGTCTCGCCGGCGCCATTGGCGAACATCACCGCCTGGCTTTGGCCGCAGAGGATCACGTCGAAGTTGGGGAAACGCGCGGTCATGCGATCCCCCAGCGGCTGCGCAGCCAGGTGTTGAAGTCGGTCTTTTCGGTGGCGGTCAGCGCGCGCGGGATGAGATAGACCGCGCCGACCCATGCATTGAGAAACAGGCTGGCCGCGTTGTTGTATTCGCGCGCGCCGACCGAGAAGATGACGGAGGAGGCCGCGGCGGCACCGGTCAGCGTGTCGGTGCCGCCAGGGCCCGCGCTCGCGTCGGCCGTTCCGTCGCGGGATAGTCTCAGTCGTGTGCCCGAGGCTGCCGCGCCGTTTCGCTCGAGGAAGAACAGCAGGTTGTCGTTATCCGCCCCGGCGGAGCCGAGCTGCAGGTCGCCGCTTGTCGTGGCCCCCGTCGCGCGGCCGATGGTGCCGTTGGTCTGGGTGATGATGGCGAAGTTGTTGTGCGCGGCGTTGCTGGTGCCGGGCGGATGGCACACGCCGGCGAGGAACTGCGTGCCGGTGCCGTTGCCGCCCGTCGGCCAGCGCGCCACCACCACCAGAGTCGCCGATGGGTTGGTGCCCCAGAACGGTGCGGGCGCGCCGGTCGAGGCCAATTGCTGGCTTGCCGTGTTGAGGAACCTGAGCGCATGGCGGCCTGAGCCCAGCGCATCGACCGCGAAGGTCGGCACGGGCGCGGAATTGCGCTGCGCCAGCGTGTGCGTGGCGCCCCACACGGCGGATGTGCTGCTGACGTTGGCGCCGTCGGCCGGGAAGCTGCCGCCGAACACGGCGGCATTCTGCGCATCGAAGGCGATGGTGGGGTCGAGCAACGCCGGACTGAAGCCGCCGTCCGGCAGCGCGCTCATGCTGAGGGTGAGCGGCCACGAGAGGCTGCTGGTCATGCCGGATACGGTCTCGGCGGCGCTCGACACCTCGGTGCGCGTCGATGTGGTGATGATGTGCCGGCCGGACGTGACCACCTGGCCCTGCCCGTCGAGCGTGACGACGAAGACATGATCGCCGCGGCGCAGCGCCGGCCAGGCGCCGGTCCAGTAGCCGGGCGCGGCGACGGTGGCGGCGCTGTCGGTGGTGCGGTAGCGATGCACGCCGCCGCCGATGGACCGCAGCTCGCGCGGGTCGAACGGCATCAGGTGCCGCCGCTGGTGGTTGCGGCCGTCCGCGTGGCGCTGATGACAACGTGGGTGCCATGGCTGACCACGGCGCCGGCGTTGTCGAGCGTGGTGCGCAGCACCTGGTCGCCGACGCGCATCAGCGGCCAGGACTGGCCCCAGTAGTTCGCCGCGTTGACGGCTGCGGCAGTGTCGGTGGTGCGGTAGGACCAGAGGCCGCCGCCGATGTGCTGCAGGCTGCTGAGCGAGAACGGCATCGGGACGCCTCCGAGCAAGCGGGCGGGGGCCGAAGCCCCCGCCCGTGCGGCCATCAGGTGTTGGTGATGGCCTCGGAGACACCATCGGTCACGTCGACCGTGGTGGCGGTCTTGGTGATCACGGCGCAGCGCACCACCGACGACAGCGCCTCGTTGGGCTGTCCGAGGTTGGTGACGATGACGACCCTGATCTCGTCGCCGATGTTGAGCAGGCTGCGCACCTCGTTGAAGTAGCCGACCGCGCGCACCGTCGTCATGGGGTCGTTGGTCTTGTAGCTCCACGCCATCGGCGCGCCGCCGATGCCGGGACGGGACCCGCCGATGGGCTGGAAGTTCGCTCGAACGAAAGGCATGGGACCCTCCTCAGGCTTCGGTGTGCTGAATCTCGACCACGCCAAGGTCGTCGATCGACACCGCGCCGGCCTTGAACAGGCCGTTGGCGAGCCAGGAGGTCTTCTCGGGGATGTAGTAGACCTCGTTGCGGTAGTCGATGCCGATGGCGAGGCCGAGCGCCATCTTGTCGAAGGCGAAGGACGTGCGCAGCGCGCCGGTCCTGGGCAGGCCGCCCTCGTCGCGCGCCTCCATCATGGCGAGCGTGAAGCCCATGTAGGTGTTCACCTCGCCATTCACGAGCGCCTTGACGGTGTTGTAGTCGGTGCTGGTGACCTCCGGCAGGCTCAGGAGCTGCTCGAGCGCCTCGGCGGAGTGGACGAGGCAGCGCATGCCGGTGGGCACGGCGCGGTCGTCGAGGAACCGCTTGGCGCGGCGCAGCTTGGCAAGGTTCATGCCGCTGTTGGCGCCGCCGACGTTGGTATCGATCGTCACCGTGGGGTTGGCGGCATCGAGCGCATCGAGGATCATCTGGTCCTCGCGGCGGCCGATGGCGGCGGCGATGTTGGCCGCGACGATCGGCTTCTCGTCGACGTTGGTGGTGGCCTGGTCGAACACGTCGGTGTATTCGGCGGCGTTCCAGTCGGCGAGCACGGCTTGCCGCTTGGCATAGCCGATGTTCATGGGCACCACGTCGGTCTGCGGCACGCGGGGCGTGGCGAGGCCGCGGGCGAAGCGGCGGAACTCGCAGGTGTTGCCGACGACGCCGGTGCGCACGCGCACATGCGGGCGCAGGATGCCGGCGCCCTGGTAGGCCGCCTTGATCTGCTCGTCGAACTCGATCTGGGCGATTTGGCTGAGCTGGATGGACATCAGGTCCTCTCGCTGGCGTGGATGGGTTCACGCGGTGCGATAGGCCCTGGCCGCGAGGGTCGGCCTGGTGATCGGCCGATAGGCCCCTGGCTGCGGGGTCGTCCGCTGCCGGAAGCGCCGGCACGCCCGCGTCTCTGTCCGCGGTGTCAGGCCGGGCTTGGGGCCATCCGGGTCGGGCCCGCGCGGTGTGCGACGGCGCGGGCCCTCAGGGTGAGGAGGACAACACGACCCAGGATGGCCGCGCGGCGCGGCCACCCTCCCCGCTAGACACTGTTGCATCTGGCTGTCAACGGTTTCGTCACCGCGGCTGCCGCACGGTGCCGAGCGTCACCCCGGCCGCCTCGAGGCGACGGAGCATGTCGCGGCCCTTCTCGAGCAGCGCGCGGCCCGCGTCGGTCTGCTCGCCGCCGGCGGCGAAGCCCTGGCGCAGCAGCGCCCGCGCCTCCTCCTCGCTGCCGATCTCGGGGGCGGCGCCGGCGTTGATGCCGAGCGAGCGCTCGCCCGCGAGCTCGCGCAGCTTGGCGAGCGCGCGCACGCCATCGGCGGTGGCGGTGGCGCGCAGCGCGGCGAGCTCGTCGGTGGTGATCACCTGCTTGGCGGCCAGGCCCTTGAGCCAGGTGTCGACGCCGCGGATGATCGCCGGCCCCTGCTGGCCGAGCTTGGCCATCTCGGCCGCCATGGCCTGTTCCTGCGCGGCCTTGGCCTGCTCCGCGGTCATCGGGCGCGCGTCCTTGGTCAGCTCGGCGAGCGTGGTGAGGAACGGCGTGGCGAGCGCTTCAAGGTCCGCCTGGCTGAAGCCGCGCGCATGCGCCGCCGCCGTGGTGGCTTTCCACAGCGGATCGTCCGGCGTGATCAGGTCGGCGGGAATCTTGTCGTTGGCAGGCAGCTTGTAGTCATCGGGCGTCGGTGGCGGCTTGTGCTCGCCGCGCGAGACGATGCGGCGCAGGTCGGCCTGGCTCTTGATGAGCTCGGCGAGCTTCACCTCGCCCTTGTCGGCGTCCCAGAACGCATCGGGCAGGCCTTCGGGCCGCGCGGGTGCTGCCTTGGCCTGGGCCGGCTTCGCCTCTCCCTGGGGCGTGGGTGCGGTTTCGGCGGGTGCTGGGCTGGTGGCGGCGGGGTGCCCAGCGGGCGGGGCGGCGGGCACCTCGGTTGCGGGGGCGAGATCGAGCAGGCCGCCAGGGGCGGCGGCGGCGTCGGCATCGGTGGCGGTGTCGAGGGTCATGCGAGCCTCTGCGGGGTGATGATGGCATCGAGCGCGCGCACGAAGGCCTTGCGGCCCTCGGCGTGCGCGGCGGTGGCGAGGTCATCGCCGGGCATCCAGGTGGGCGCCTGCAGCAGCGTGGTTTTCCAGTGCAGCATCAGCGCCTGGCCTGCCGGCGTGGCGAACACCGCGCGCACGAGGCTTTCGTAGTCCTCGCGCTGCTGCTGCCAGGCGCGGGCGGCTTCGGTGGCGTGGGGCATGCTCATGCCGCACCTGCCATGGCCGGGGCGGCCAGTGTCTGCGGGGCGGTGAGGTTGTCGGCGACGCGGGCGACGGCGGGGCTCTTGGCGGCCATCTCGAGCATCTGCATCTCCTCGGTCTTGCGTGCCTGAGCCTGGCGCTCGGCTTCGGTGATGCGCAGCACGGCGGGCACCGAGAGGCGCTCGGCCAGCCAGCTCGCGAGGCGGTCGGTCGAGATGCCGCGGCGGATGAAGCCAGGGTCGAACGCCTCGAACGCCGCGCCCATCTGCACATAGCGGGCGATGGTTTGCACCTCGGCCATGTCCATCATCACCGCGAGCGGCGAGGTTGGCACGGCGCGGATGCTGTCATCGCGCATCAGGTCGAACACGCCAGGCAGCACACCCTCGTCGTCGAGGATGTCGACGATGCGCTGCATCAGCGGCCGCGTGCCGTCGATGTAGAGGCGGCCGAAGGCGCCGGTCTGGCGGTTGTATTCGGCCATCCGCTGCTCGATCTCGGTCGCCGACACGTTGGACCTGATCTGGTCCGGCAGCGGAATGTCGAAGAGCGCGGCGCGGATGTCGCGGCGCAACTCCTCGATCACGATCTGGCTCAGGTCGAAACTGCCCGCGCGCGGCAGCGGCGCGAGCGACGGGCCACGCGGCCCGCCATTCGACGCCACCGGAATGATCGCGCCCGGCGTGAGGCGGATGGTCAGCGGGTTCAGCACCCCGTCGTCCACCGCCGTGTGCACGCCCGCGACGTTGAGCGCGGCATTCTGCAGCGTCAGTTCCTTGGCCTTGTTCAGCGTGCGGATGTCGGGCAGCGCCATGGTGAGCGGCCCGTAGCCGTAGATTTCGCCGGGCGTGCGCATCCACCGCACGATGATCCACGGGCAGGCGCGCGCGGTGCGGTCGACCAGCACGTGCGTCTTGTGCAGCACGGCGATGCGCCAGGCCCGCCGCTCGTAGTCGTAAGCCGTGGCGTGCAGGAGCTCGACCTCGTCGTCGGGCTTCTGCTCGACCTTGCGGGCGAGGTCGGCATCGAGTTCCGCGTCGGGCCAGGTGGGGCGGATCAGCCGCGCGGCCAGGCGCTGGGTGTGGAACGCCGCGCCGACGGTGCCGAACGGCCCGTCCTCGATGGCGACGGCGCCGATGGGCACGGCCTGGAAGCGGAGCGCCGCGGCACCCCAGCCGCCAGCGGCGCGGCCCGGTTCGACCAGCAGCGCCATGGTGCCGCCGGCCAGGTCATGCGCGGCCTCGACGATGGCGAGGTCGAAATTGCTTTCCATCACCGCCTGGAAGATCAGGCGGTTGACGGCGTCGAGGCGCAGTTGCAGCGCCTCGCGGTCCGCCTCGTCGGCGTCGTCGAGCTCGGGCACCGAGAGGCGCAACTCGGCCCAGCGCTGCTGGGCCGGGAACATGGCCTGCACCACGCGGTTGGCAAAGCGGCTAGTGCCGTAGCACGCGGTGCTGTCGTAGATCGCGGTGGTGCGTTCCTGGCCTTCCGCCTTGCGGGTGATGGCGTCGCGCTGCGGCATGGCGAGCTCGACGATGTCGCGGAAGGTGGTCATGTAGCGGTCGAGGCGGGCGAACGCCGCCTTGGCGCGCTTGGCCAGCCCCTTGGCCTCCGCCTCGGTGAGCGGGGGAAGACGCGCGCTCATCCGAGCTTCTCCGCCCCGGCGGTGGCGCTGTCGGGCACGCCGGTTTCGGCGCCGCCGAGCAGGCTGACGCGCCCGCTGCCGCGGCCGAGCATGGCGCGCAGGCGGCTCTGCTTCTGCGCCTCGAGCTCGGCGGCGCGCTTGCGCTCGTCCTCGAGCTGCTGCTTCTGCGCGGCGATCAGGCCCGGATCGGGCCCCTTGGGCTTGGGCGGCGAGAAGATGGCTCCCATGGCGTCAGGCTCCTTGCTGGCTGGGGGGAAGCGAGGTGAGCGGCAGCACGGGCACGGCGCCGCGGCGGCGCAGGGCGCGGGCGAGCTGCCGCGGCGTGATGACCGACCAGGCGCGCAGGCCGATGGCGGCCTTGATGACCTCGGTGCAGGTCACGAGCGGGCGCAGCGGCGGGCGGCGATGCGGGCCGGGCAGCACCCCCGGAAAGGCGAGCGTCCAGATGCCCGCGTCGACGAAGTGCCGCGTCACCTGCTCGACCGGCTGGGGGAAGTATTCGACCGTGAGCCGGCCGGCGAGCGGATCGACGAACAGCGTGCCGCCGTCGCCGGCCGGGCACCAGGCGCAGACATGGCGATAGCCGGGCGCGGTGAACCAGCGCCACCAGCGCCAGCCGCCGCGCGGGGCGATGCCGCTGTCGGCCGTCGGGAAGCCCACGAACCACATGGCTCACGCGCCCCTGTGCAGCGGGTCGAGCGGCTGGCCCGCCTGCAGGGCCGGCACGATCTTGTGCAGCCAGCAGGCGATGGTGACGCGCTGGCGCTCGATCGGGGTCAGCTCGGCGAAGGGCAGGCCGCGGGTGATGCGCGAGGGCAGGCCGGCATCGGGGTTGCGCCACTCGGGGGCGCGGATGAGGTGCCGGCCGGTCCTGTCCCACCAGGCGCCGCCGATGGCGACCAGCTCGCGCTCGGTGACGCCGAGCACGCGGCGGGCCTCGTCGAACGTCGCGACCTCGTCCGGCGTGAGGTCCGGCACCGGCAGGTATTCGACGCCGCCCTCGCCGTCCTCGGGCAGCAGTGCGACCGGCGGCGGCTTCATCGCCGCGCCGTCCCTGCCGGCTGGCCCGGCATCTGCGGCAGGGTGGAGCGCACGCGCAGCGGGTCGGCCGCATAGGCCTGCCGCACCAGCGCCTCGACCAGGTGCTCGGGGCTGCGGCCCTCGCGCGCGGCGGCCATCAGCAGCCAGTCGTGGTGCCGGTCCTGCAGCGTGATCGTCACCGTGGGGCGCGGCACGGGCGGGCCCTCGACGAAGTCGGGGTCGGCCGAGGGTGGCAGCGCCTGGCCCGGCTGCGGCTCCGGCGCGTCGGCGGCGGTGATGGCGACGGGCTTGGGCTGCAGCTCGCCGTCGCTGCCGCGGCGGTGGTGCTTCTGGCCAGGGTCGAGCTTGATGGTGGTCACGGGCATGCGGCGTGGTCCTTTCAGGGGCGGAAGCCGGTTGCGGCGACGATGGGCTGCGCGAAGCGGGCGCTGGCGCGGGGGTCGCGCGCCTTGGCCTCGGCATAGCCGCCGAGGTGGAGCAGCGCGTATTGCACGCTGTCGGCGACGTGGCTGGCGCCGTTGGGGCTGTGCTTGTCGGGCACGTCCTCGCGCCGCCACTGGCCGGGGCCCACGGGGATGCGGCGGAAGCGATAGTCGGCCTCGAGCGCGCGGCGCGTGCGCTTCATCGTCGGCGACAGGATCAGGCCCGGCGTGGTGCCGTCGATCCATGTGGTCAGCGGCCGGCGGATGGCCTCGAGGCGGGGGGCGACCTTGTTGGTCGGCGCGCCGACGATGCGGATGCGCGCCACGCGCGCCACGGTCTCGATCCAGTCGTCATCGCCGGCCAGGCGGTCGGCGCCGTAGGCGGCGGAGGGGTCGGCCACGCCGATGATGGATTTGGGGTCGACCTCGCGGAACTCCTCGGCCAGGAGTTGCGCGAGGCTCTCGCCGAAGCGGCGGGGGCCCATCACGCCGCTCGCGGGGGCGACCAGCTCGGCGAGGCCGCGCCACTGCCCGGAGGTGTCGCGCTGCCAGAACGTGGCCGCCGGCGTGCCGCCCGCATCGATGCCGATCACGAGCTGGCGGTAAGGGCTCGGCCGCAGCGGCGCGGCCGCCACGTGGTGCGCGGCGTTGAACTCGGGAAACACCGGGTCGGCATCGCGGGAGTAGCCCGGCAGGGCATCGACGAAGCGGCGCGCCTCCCAGGGCTGCATGGTCCGCCGCAGGGTCTCGTAGTAGTCGGCGGTGATGCCTGGCGGGCGCTCGGCGTTGGGCTCGAGCCCGCCGGGCAGGCGGTAGAGCTTCACGCCCTCGCGCGGCTGCTCAACCATGTCGCGGTAGAGCCAGTGGTCGGTGTCGGTGGCGTTGCAGGTGCCCCACACGAAGCGCCGCGGCGGGTGGCGCTCGGGGTCGAGCTGCTGCGCCAGGCGGTAGCGGCCGCAGCGCGAGAGCAGCCAGGGCAGGGCGCGCTCGTCGAGCAGGTCGCACTCGTCGACGTAGGCCCATGACCCTTCCCAGCCGCGCAGCGCCTCCTCGAGGCGCTGTTCGCCGAAGGCCTTGAACTCGACGATGAGCTCGACGCGGCCGCCGTCGGGATGGGTCAGCACCAGCTCGTGCGT